CTGCACGTCCACGCCAGCCACCAGCACAAGGCCGCCCATCGGCACGGTGCGCAGCGCGTATCCCTCGGCCCGGGCCTGAACGGCGTCGGCCTCCAGCTTCTCCGCCTCGTCGTCCTCCCAGGTCTCGCCCAGCGTCTCGTTGATCCAGCCCATCAGCGGGCCTTTGTCGCCGGTGCGGCGCTTGGCCATTGCGTTCAGGAACTCCGAGACGATCTCGGTCCAGGTGGCCAGCGGGCTATATGCGGTCCAGATCTTGAAGGCGATATGGCACGGCGGCTGGGTAGGCTGACCCTCGGCATCGCGCCAGATCCTGTCGGCGCCGTAGCGCCAGCCTCCGCACTCGCTGACCCAGGCGCCCTCGTGCGAAATGCGCAGGTAGTCGGCCTGGCGCAGCTTGCCGTGGCAGTGGGGGCACTGGTGCCAAACGTCCGTGGGGTTCTCCTTGTCCCACTTGAAACCGTGCTGCTTGTCGTCGCCGCCCCAGGTTAGGGGGTGCTCCACATCGCAGTGCGGGCAGGTGACCTGAAAGACCATGCGGGCCTGCGCGACCAGCACCCGGCCCTCGATGTGGCTCAGCCCTTTGATGCGCGGAGTGCTGCCCAGGATGTGCTTCGGGAAGGTGGCGCCCTCCAAGCGCTTGCGGCTCAGGGTCACTGGATCGGCGCTGCGCTCAATGATCTGGTCCATCCCGTCCACCTCGTCCAGCTTGGCCGAGGCGATGGTTATGCGACGGAAGTTCTTCGCGGCCGTAGCGCCCAGGAGGTGCAGCAGACTTCCGATGAAGGCCTTGAGCTTCAGGGTGTTTTCTTTGCTCTTCTTCTGGAACGCCGGGAAGATCTTGCGCATGACCTTCACATCGCGCAGCATGGGCTCCAGCTCGGTCTTGCAGAAGCTGTCGCTGTCCGAGTCGGTCGGCTGCCAAAGCGCCTGGTTGCGCTTCTTGTGGTGGGCGTCGTAGGCAATGCTGGCGAGCAGCATCTTGGTGTAGCCAACGCGCGCGCTCTTGAGCACGTCCACTTCCTTGATCCGGTCGTCGCCCATGGCGTCCAGAATGCAGGGCTGGAACGGGAACGGCACCCAGCGCTGTTGCTTCTGGCTGGATTCGGCGGACATGTAGAAGTGCTCTTCCGCCCACCGCGACAGGCTCATGGGCGGCTCCACCACCAGGGGCGAGAACCCGAAGCGGATCGCCTTGGCAATGGCCGTGCGTGTCTCGTCGTTGATCGCGTCAACGTCCGTCAGCGGGAAGTCCGGGAGGTCGCGCGCGCCCATCAGTCGCCTTCCTCTTCATCGTCGGTCTCGGGGTCCGGGTCGTCTGACAGGTCGAGCTCTGCGGTGTCGGCCACCCAGTCGTTGCGCGCCTTGGCGATGGCCGCCCGCAAGGACTCCACCGCCTCAAACGGCAGATCCGGCACCAGCTTCACGAGGTCTCCGGGTAAGGCTTCCAGTTTGGATGCCATAGCCGCGCTGGCCTTGGCCAGGGTCTTCGTGAGCAGCGGGATAGCGGCCCACTCACCCATGGCCTGCAGGTTCTTGATGCGCTGCCCCATGCGCCGCTCGCGGTCGAGCTTCGCCTTCTCCTGCGCAGGGTCCAGTTCCCCCTCCCCTGGCGCGCGGCCCGCCGCCTGATCGGAGAGGTTTTCGCAGTACGCCAGGATCTGCGCGTGGATCGTGTCGCCTCGCAGCATGACGCCTTTGGTCATGAGCTGGCTCACGCGGCCCTCGCTGATCCCCAGCACAGCCGCGAGGGTCTGCTGGTCGGCCTTGGTGTCGAGCATTTCGAGCAGCGCGTGATTCAATTTAGGCCCTATAGAGTGTTGGTAAATAGCGACACAGCGGGGCACGAATTACCCGTGCGACGCCCTTCCAGGAAGGACCCGCAGCTATCATTTTTGATCGTTGCACCCGTACGACAGTCCCGCGACCGACGCGCCCGCACAACCCGATCGAACACAGTGGGGAAGTAGGTCGCGCTCATTCGCCTGCCGCCTTTCGGATGCGGAAGCGAACGCGCTTGTCGAGATAGCCCTGCAGGTCTGCTCGCTCCACCACGCGATCGAGGTCGATACGCTGCTCGTACGTGCCACGACGAACGAACATCAGCACAGGCTTGACGACGACCCCATGGGTGCCGCTCTTGGCCCATATGCCAGGGGGCAAGCTGTGTCCGAAGGCTGGTCCCTTGCTCACGAAGTACACGCGCCCGCGGATGGTCTTCAGTTCCTTGCGCGTCTTGATGTGCGAGAAGGTGGTCCTGTCCTCGATCTTGGCTCTGGCCTTGGCCTTCATGTTCTGCCGGTAGCCTTGCTCACCGCTGGCCTGCAGGTAGCTGATGAGCTGGGCCATGAAGGGCCCCTTGATGTTGCCCATGCCGTCATCGCTGCCCGGGTACGGTTCCTCGGGGATGGCAGTCTGCATGCCGGCCGGAAGGATGCCCGCCCTGCGCAATGCAACTTCGCTGCGCTTGTCAGCCCGGCGACCGCCGAATGCCTGGGCCTGCAGGACGTGCTGGGGGTCCACCCCCACCTTTCCGCCCTTGCTGGGCAGATTGCGCGCATCGTTGGTGGGCAGCACCGCGATGGACAGCCTGTCCGGCGTAGCGGGGATGAACTTCGGGGAGTTGTAGATGAACCGGGTTGGCCGGTCAAACTCCGAGCGCAGTTCCTTGATCAACACGCGGCGGGCTTGGTGCCCGGTGTCGTTCAAGGCTTCGGCGTGTGCCTGGGCAGCCTCGCGACCGCTCAGCTTGCGCAGCTGTGCCTCGACCGCCGTCTGGCCGCGAATTTGCAGAGACAGTGCTACCGCCATCTCAATCCTTCTCTACGGGGCCAACCGCATCTGTTCGTTCGGTCCATGAGCACAGCGCCAAACCCAGCAGGTTTTTTCTGGGTTCCGCTTGGCATGTCCATCTGGTTTGGCCATCAACCCGCATAGCACTGATTGCGGGTGCTTCGGGGTCCCTGACACCTTGGACAGACTGGCAAACTTGGCCACTCTATTTCTACATCGAGGAGCGAGCCATGATCAGAATCTACGTGGACACCGGTGGCTACATGCCGCAACTCAAAGACCTAGTGGCTCGGGGCCTTGCCGAATGCTTCGGGGCTGACATCGATCAGCATGCCTACACGAACCGACGAGGCCTAAAGGTGCAAGCGACGCTTGAAACCTGGGAAAAAGATTCCCAGACCTGGGAGGAAGACAACGACACTTGGCAAGACGAAGACAACGCCTCCCATCAGTACATCGCTCTTCGGCGACTCATTCAGCAGCCAGCCGACGTGCGGCACATGGACACCGCCTATCGAAACGCCTGCCGTGTCTTCCTCACTTCGGACAAAGGCGACATATGGCGCCATCGCGAAGAATTGCGATCTCTTCTTGGCCTTCAAGTCATGCACGCGGCCAGCGAAATGTCCGAGCTGGCTCATTTATGCGAATCGGAAGCGGCCATTAACCCTGGTTTGGAGGACCAGCATGGCTGCAAAACGTAAAGTGGTCGAACCTCAGCCCTACAAAAAAACTCCCGAACAGCTTGCCCAGTGGGCTGCCTACGAAGCTCTTTGTAAACAGCGCGAACAAGAGGCCAATGCTCGCAAAGCTGCCAGTATGGTGATCGAGGACAAACGCAAAACTGTGGTGGCTAAGTTGAAGGCAGCAGAGGCCCTTCATCTCGATTCGCAGCAGTACGCCAGAGCGCAAGAGCTCCGCAAATTCGCGAAAGCCGTCATGGACCGAGTGCCCGCTGACGGAGCCGACGAGATGAAGGCGAGAGCAGCACACTGGGAGCAAAAGGTACTCGAACTCGCTGATGCTCTGGATCCAGTGGACGACATTCTCGAAAGTTTTGCCGCTCCTGTCTCCGGCCCCAGTGAAAGACGATGAAACAACAGAGCCCCAAGCATTGCTGCTTCGGGGCTCTTCTTTCGGTCGCGCCACGGGCTGCCATTGGGCAACCGAGGCGCACGACTCAGTGTCGCGGGATATGGCGCGATTATGCGCTACTCTGTCAAGCTGCGCAAGTAGGCGGCCCAAAATCGGCGCATACCTTCGATTCGCGACTGCTCCCACAGTCCCGCATTGATCTTCAGCTCACGGCGCACGGCATGGTGCGACCGGCGCTGGGGGATGTAGTACGCCTGCAGGACGCGGCGGTACTGCATAGGGACCACCACAAGAGCCTGTTGAACCTTGATGGCACTCCAGTCAAGCATGAATGCCTGCATCGGCCCGTGCTCTTGCCCCCGCGTCGGGGGCGGCACGTACTGACCTTCAGCGCTTCCACAGCGGCGCTTTTGGTAGCGACCCTGGGCCCACTGGCCGTAGCGCACCAGCAGTTCCTCCGCTTCACGCAGCTGAACAGGCAGGGAAGAATTGCGCCCTGCCTGCGCAACGCGCATGTGTGCAACCGGCAGTGGAGCCTCCACATATCCGTCCAACGTTTCGCATCTGCTCATGTAAATCCTTCTTTTGCGGCGCCCTGCGCCTGGTTCCTGTTCATCTCGTCGGTGAGCAGCTGCGGCAGATCCGCCAGCACGCCCTCGACTCCGCCGCATACCGCTTTGCCGCCCACCGTGCATAGGCCATGTCCAGCTCGGCCAACTTCACGCAGTGCGCGAGCATCACGCGCCTGTGCTCTTCCAAATTCACCGCTGTCTCCATCTGCACATCAACCCCTGTTTCCTTATCTCGGCAAGGCTGAAGACCCGGTGGACTGCGCATACCACCCCTTACCCAGGGGAACCCGGGAGGCGTGGCCTGCGCGTTCGGCAGTGGCAGTGAGCCCAGCGTTTCAGCGCCCCGTGGTGGCCGATGCGCCCCAACGGGTAACCCAGACTTACAGCCCCTGCATCGGGACCCTGCGCACGCTCTAGGTAGTCCACCCACGTTTCGGCTTTGCACAATCCGGGTAGCCGTTACTTGGCCCATGCCCCCGCGTATCGAGCCGCTGGCATGGGTTGCATGGGTCGGGGCTACACGGCGGCCTCCCGACGTGCTTGAACGCCGTGGAGCCACTTGCGCAGGGCTTGCGA